AGAATACCTATTACCATAGCGGTTATTTAAAGCAACAAAATAATCAAATAATAGTAGACAATATGGTGTAATAATATATAAATAGCAAAACAAACAAAAGGAAACAAATGAAAAAACTAACCAAAAGCCAAGATAAAGAAACAAAGGCTATGTTTGCTATCTTTAAAAATAAATATAGAGGCAAAGATTCTTTTAAACTTTATACAAAAAATATACGTGAGTTTTTCAGAATTACCATGGATGTTTATGTTTTTGGAGACTGCGAAGTACCCAAAAACTGTGGTGAGTGGACCAAAAAAGGTGAATGGGAAAGATCAGATGCTATTAAATATTGGTCTGAATTATGCAAAATAAAATATAGAGATATTAATAAATATTTCTATTCAGTGGACAATTTTAGTCCCTATACTTAAATATGAAAGGAAATAAATAAATGAAAAAACAACTAGAAGAAATACTTCAATCCCTATCAGGTGGAGAGGGTTTGAAACATTTTTCTTTCTCTCAGTTATCAAGAAATAAATCTATCGCTATGCACATTGTAGATTATTGGTCCCGCACTGAAAAACAAAGACGATCCGATAAGAAAAGATATAAATTAGGTTATGGAAGTTTATCCGGCAATGTGGCTCAAAAAGTAATAGGTAAATATATATTTCATGGTGCTGAGAGGAAGGAAATTAAAGATAAAGATTATGATAGTGTATTTAACCATGAATATAAAATTTATACTAAAGAAAGTTTTGATGACAGAGATAAACTAATCAAAGAACAAATTAAAGATAAATTACATGGCACTACTCAAAATATTTTAAAAGCTGTAAAAAATATTTTTGGTGAGGATGAATTAAAGTGTGAAAGATATGTAAATATGCTGCCTGAAGATTTAGCTTTAGGAATTACTGGTAGACTAGATTTTGAAAATGATTTGTGCTTTGCTGAATGTAAAACTAAACCACCTACCGCAAAAAATTATAGAGGTGATATAAAATTTTACACACAAAAATTACCTAGTGAACCTGATCCAGTTAATATTACTCAAGTAGCTTTTTATACGATTGCAAGTGGTAAAACTCCATTTTTATTTTATGCGAATGAAAATGATTTTATTATTTTTGATGATACACATCCTGCTTTATCTGATGACCATTTAGAATATTGTTATCAAGAAATGTTAAAGAAGGCAAAAACAATTCAGAAATTACTTGTACTAAGTAATGGTGATCCCAAAATCGCAGCTCAATATGTGGAAAAACCTGATCTTAATCATTGGATGATGAAAGATTTAAGTACAGATCAATTAAAAACAATCAAACAGCTATGGGGATAATATGGACACTAAAGAAAAAATAAAAAAAATAATAGAAAAATGTAAAAAGGAAGGAACTTACATAAATGAGCATGGAAAAACTACTGTAACTGCTACAAGTAAACTTAAATTTTTTACAGAAGAATTTGCTGGAGAGTTAGGTATTAACACAGAAATTATGACTTATGATGATTGCTATATTGGTAAAGCAAGAATTGTAAATCCTGAAGGTACATTAGCTACCGGTCATGCAAAAGTATTTAGGAACAATAAACCTAAAGCAATGGAACTAGCAGAATCCTTTGCTATATCAAGAGCTTTATCTATCTTTGGAATTATGGATGAGAGCATCACTTCAAAAGAAGAATTTGATGATCTTAACATACCATTAACAAAGGTAGTAAAAAGTGCTGAAGTAATTAACTATCCCAAAAAAAGGGTAACTTCAGTAAAATCAATCATTAAAAACATTGATGCAGCTATGCACCTTTCAAGATTAAAATATCTTAAAGATGTAGAGTTTAAAAATGAATTTAATGATGCAATCAAAAATCATCTTGCAACATATAAAGATTTAATGAATCATTATGAAAACAGGAAGATTAAACTACAAACAGGAGAAAAACAAAATGGATAAGATATATATAAAACTTACTCCCAATAACAAAAAGTCAGCTCCCAATCATCCAAGCTATGTAGCACCCATTAATCCAAAATCTCCTCCCGGAAAAGAATGGAGAATAGGTGTAAAAATAGGGGATAATTGGTATAATCAAGCTGCCTTTGATGAACTTGCAGAGAATGGAGATCCAACTGGAAACATTACTGTGCAACTAACGCCAAACGAAAGCTCAAAAAGTAGCGGTACAGCAGGTGGTGGTAATGCACCAGCTCAAGTAGCAAAACCTTTTGCAAAACAGCCAGCGTATGGTAATAATAAACCGCAAAGATGGTAACATTTTTGTAAAACTTTGAGGTGGGGTTTTTAGCCAATCCTTTCTGGCTTTTTCTTTTAGTTGTTTTCCCCACCTCATTGAAAAACAATATGAACACGATAGATATTAACGAAAAAATATTAAATAAAATTGTAGAAGATCGTTATAAAGATTATGGTGATTACCAGGAAAACTTTAGATTATTAGCTGTCATGTTTAATGTTATTTTACATGATATTTTAAAAGATGATATGCAACCCTATCAAGTTGCTCAACTTATGATGGCTCTTAAACTATACAGAGCAACTAAAAAATATAAAGCAGATAGTTATGATGATTTGGAAATATACTCAAAAATGGCTAAAGAACTGCATAAAAAAGCACTAGACAAAAAGGATAAAAATGTTTAAATATATCAGGCGTAAATTTGGCGAGGCTAATTTCACTCATATTGATAGCTTTGATACCGCCGAGAAGGCTGCAGATCCACAAGCCATAGGGGAATTTGTAGAAGTAAAAGTCAATGATATTAAAATTGATTTTATAAAAGTGAAAAAGGAGAAGGATGAGCAAGTTAAAGACTCGTCTGCAAAAGTACAGGGATCTCCAAGAGTTGAAACACAAAAAGTTTCTGGAGACAAAGGTACTAGCTAAAAAGTACCATCAAGACAGTATTAGATTGATGGGTAAGGTAGAGCAGACACAAGAACTTTTAATGACAAGATAGTCATTAAACTTATAATTGAAAAAAACAACAATAACCTTTAGGATATCTATGACCCAAAAAACAGTTTCAGTAGCATTTGAAGATCATTTAGCAACATTAAACAATAATAAATTAATATATGAAATTAAAACATCATACGAATGTTTAAGTAATAGAGAAAAGAAAATTTATAAATTGGGTTTTTCAAATGGCTATCAAAGAAGAATAGTAAAATCATTTTTATTTACTAATGAAAAAACAAAAAAACCTAAAAGAAAAATTGTTGGTTTTAGTTTTAGTAAACCTAAATCTTTTGTTATAGAAAGTATTATAAATAAAGTTTGCATACGCTACCAAGTTCATAAAAAAGAACTTATGGAAAGTGGGTCTCGCAAACAAGATATGTGTAGAGCTAGAAATATAATATTTAATTTATTATATGAAAAATTTAATATGTCTTTAACTTGTATTGGTGATATTTTTAAAATGGATCATACTACAGTTTTACATTCTATTAAAATGAAAAATAATAAACAAAGATTTTGGTCCCCTGAACAAACTTTATGGAAAGAGTTTGAGGAAATAAAAGCAACTATTACTTAAATGAAAGAGTTATATTTATTATTAATATTTTTTGGAATTATGATTGCAATTTGTTTTTTAATGGGATGGTATAATGGAGTTTTAATTTAACTACCTTCATAAGAAGCATCTTCAGCTACATTCTTTTGTTCAATAACATATTTATCAAAGCAACTACCATCACGACCATCATGACAAAAGTGTTTCTTTTCTGCGTTGACAATCCATCCACCCGCATCACTTAACATTTCTTTTTGACAAACATTACACCAACCTACAGCCATTACTAATTTAGATTTAGATTTATTCCAAGTTTTATTTACCATACCATTTTTTACTGTGATGATAGTGGATTTGATGTAGAGACTTTAATTTCTTCTATTTGAACTTTTAGTAATTCAATTTCTTTAGCATTAACTAAAGGTTTCATGTGATCATGTTCAATTTTATGATCATGTTTTATAAAGCTATGAGTGTGAGAAGTATCTACACTTTCTAAAGCTGATACTTTTTCTTCAAGAACTGCGATACCACTTTCAATTCCTGAAGTATCTACTACAGTTTGTTTTTTATCTGCTAGTTCTAGTGCTTTAATTTTTTGTGTAAGCTCACCATACTTTGCAAAGCCTCCACCTATAGCAACAATAGCTGCAATCAATGCAGCAATTCCTGCGAGTTGATCTTTTATATTAAATTTTTTATCAGCCATTTTTTAACATCTCCAGTTCATATAAAAGCCTTTGCTTTTTAATGTTTAGTTCATTAAGTTTTCTCGCTTTGATTTCTATCCTATCATTTTGGGTATAACTTGCAAGATTAGTATTTGGGTATAACTGCCTAAAATCAAAGATATTTAATTGGTCTAAATATATGTCTTTTGGTTTATAAAATACTGCATTTTTATATATATCCAAAGATGCTTGTTCGCTTGCCATAGCATCTAGTTTTATGATATTCTTGATGACTAAATTTTTAGCAATATCCTTAATATCTTTATCAACCTTATCCATTATTTTATCAAGATTTTTGACGATAGCTTTTTTCTGTTGTATTTTTTTTTGTTTGGCAAGTTTCTTGCTCTGAATAGTGG